GCTTCTGCGCGTTGGCGCGCTGTGGCGTGGAAGCCATACTCCCCGAGCATGGCCTCGTAACATTTAGCCTGCGTCTCATCCAGCACATTCTCGGCCTCATGCATCGCGTTGAGGTCGCCGCAATAGTCTGGGATGGCTTGCGTGCCAACTCGCAAGCCGTTGTCTGGATACCAACCACCGTCTGGGTTTCTCTGCCTGCCGCACGCCTTAGCGATTGCCTCGTTGATTTCCTGATCGCTCATCCCTGCACCTCCTCCCATTTGCCCAGCACCCGCAGAAACGCTTCGGCCCGATGCCGAGCGGTCGCACAAAAGAACACTCTATCATCGGATTGCTCTGCTTTTGTGACACGCGCCAGTTGGTTGAAGTAACACTGCCAAAGGTCATTTGAGATAGACTTTTCGGCTTCGTGCATGGCGTTGAGGTCGCCACAGTAGTCTGCTTGCCACCCGTACAGTTCACCGATGGCGCGGTTGATTTCGTCGGTGGTCATTTGTCCTCCTTTGCGGCGATGGTTAGTGCGGCGATGAGGGCGAAAAACACGAAGCCGAGAACGCGTGCGATGGTTTTAGGTTTCATTGGGATCGAGGGGCGGGGTTGGAAGGTGCGCCCATTGTGTCACGGATGCGGAGCCGGTGAGTCCACTCCACCCCCTACTCATGCGGTGAGAGACGGCGGTGAACCGTTGTTTGCCGGCGGTGACGGCGACGATGACGGGGACGTCCCTTTTCGGAAGCTCGTCGGCGGCGGGAATCCATTGGAGGAAGCTCTTGAGGTAAATTTTAGGCATCTTTTTCGGCGGTTTGGTTGAGAAGCGCGGCCCCCACTCGGAGAATGAGTGATTGCCAGTTGTCCCCCTCGGCGACAACCAAGGTTTCCCCCTGCTTTCGGGCGAGGATCACCAGGCTCTCGGCGTCGATTTGTTTGGCGGCGAGTTGCGCCAAAGGTTGGAGGATTTCGAGTGGGTCTTTGGTGCTCATTTGTGAGGCAGGATTGCGAGACTGTGTCCGGATGGGAGCCAGCATCCTGGCGTGATCCATTGGCGGCGGTCGGTTTCGTTAGTTTCGAGGATTTCGATTTTGTCGGGGTCGAGTCGAGGCGCGTTGGTGATGGCGTCTTCAAGCTCGGCGACCATCGCGAGAAACTCGGTTGGGTTTTGGTGTCCGTGTTGGATTGCTCGTCCGGTTAACTCAACGGCTCGGCGTGCGAACAGTTGGATGGCCAGTTGGCGCGGGTGTTCGGCGAACGTCCCGATTCGTTGTTCCACCGCGTTGGCGAATGCGGAGAACGACATCTCCTGCAATGCTGCGAAATAGTTCCAGTCGCGGAGTTCGTTGGCGAGGTTCAGTCCTTCGAACATCCGTCGAAGGTAGGCGGGAAGGGTCTCTCTCATTTTGTTTCCTCCTTTACGAATGCGCCTCCGGCGACCATGCGCCCCTGCCGGTCTTTGATCTGATGCCATGCGGTGAGGACGGCGTCGTTGAGTTGAATCCCTAGCAATTCCGCCGTTAGGGTGAGGCAAACGAAAACGTCACCGAGAGCGTCGGTTGGGTCGTTTCCTTTGACGAGGTCGTCGGCCAGTTCTCCGACTTCGGAGACGAGTTTGAGAGCCTGGGCTTGCGGGGTGGAGTGCGCGAGGATTCCGCGGGCGTCGGCCCATTGGCGGAGAATCTCTTGCGCTTCGTTTAGTGTCGGGTCTGGGTTCATTCTGCGGATGTCTGGATGCTGTGGAGTTGTTTGGTGAGGGCTTCGAGTTCGCGCCTCAAAAAGCGGATTTCGAAGGTGAGGGCGGACCGGTCGTCGGTCCTGCTTGGCGGGTATGGGTCGGCGCCCCCGCCCCCGAAGGGGCTTTTGGGCATGGCGTCGACAATCTCGTCTCGGATCATGGCGATGATTTCCGTGCGGTCTGAGTCGGTGAGCATAGGTTAGAATGGGATTTCGTCGGGTTCTTCCGGTTGTGCCGGCGCTGGGTCTGTCACCTGCGCGAGTGCTTTTTTCGTGAGTTGCTCGGCGTGGTGCTTGCGGGGGTCGAGCGGTCGAACCCTCCAGGATGTCGCGGTCGTCCCGTCCTTTTTGGTGTAGCTCTCTTCAAAGTGCGCGAAACGCACGGCTTTCCCGTCGAAGTGCTTAACGAACGCGATGAAGTTTTTCTCGTGGGAGAAGTCGACGTCGGCTCCGTCGGAGATTGGAATCAGGGTTCCGGTGGGGTCGGCGGCTGCTAGAAGTACGTTCAGCTTCCACCAGAGCTTTTCCATGTTGATGAAATCGTCCGTTGCGGTTCCGTGCTCGGTCTCGAAGCGGAGTCGAATCTTGGTTTCCCCGCTTTGCATACATTCGATTTCTTCGGGGAAACGAATGACGGCGGCGAAGATTCCGGCTTGTTTGAGGTAGCCTCCGTTGGCTGGGGCGTTGCGATCTGGTTTGAACATGGTGTTTGGTTATTTGGAGAGCCTAGCGATGAGGTCGGCGGTGCGGGTGCGTGTTGCGGTCTTGTAGGTGTCTGGGAGGTGTTGGAGTTTTTGGGCATCCTTTAGGACTCCGGTTGCATGGAAGAAGTTGAGGGCTTTGGAATAGTGCTCTCCGAGGATGGTCTTCCACTCGTCTTCGGGGTCGACGGCCACCGGCTGCGCTTCTCCGGCGATCACCTCGGCTGCGGCTTCGATGGTCGGCGGTTTAGCTTTGGCTGCGGGCCTTTTGGGCTCTGGCTTTGGCTCCGGTTCCGGTTCTCGGCGTGGGGGCGGAGGCGTTGATTCGTTGGCGAAGTCCCCGATTTCCTCTGGCGTATACACGCCGGAAACAATCTCCGGCGCGAGTAGGCGAACCGCTTCCGAGATTAGGCGGGCGGTTAACATCTGGCGCGGGTATCGCCGGTAGTTATCTTTGAGTTGGTCACCTTTGGCGATGGCAACGCCGGAGGCGATTAGTTCCTGCATCGATTGCGACATTTCGAGGTCGTTGTCGCGGTAGATGAAGCGGCCTGTGACCTTTTCCGCCGTACGCGTGCCCCAGATCACCTTCCCTCCGGCCGATAGAAAGCGGCCAAGCATGGCGTCGGCCTTCATGCTGAGTTTGCCATCGATGATGTGATAGGTCTGTGTCAGTTCGAACGGTGACATTCCGGTCGCGAGGCATTGCATCGCGAGGACGGTTCCCTGCTGCGGCTTTGAGCATCCGAAAAGTCCGGATGAGGCGAAGGCCTCTCCCAACTGGGTTGCGGCTTCGATGGGGTTGGTGATGCCTTGGAAAAGGCTGAGTTTTTGGTTTTCCATGTTTGTTTGTCTGTCTGGGTTTACTGCTGAGATGCGAGAATGAGAAGGGCGTCGGCGTTTGCGAGGGTCACCTTGAGCGAGGGAAATCGCCTCTGGGCCTCTTCTTTGAGCCTGTTTTTCCAACGGCGTTGCTCCTCCTGTGGTCGTTTTTTGAGACTTAGTTTGGCCATCCACTTTTGCGGCTGGAGAAGGTGAAGTTCGAATCCCTCGGCCATTGCGACGCCTTGAAGGAAACCGACGTTGCGGTGGAGCGTGAGGAGGGCCATTCGTCCGGCGCCCATGATGCATTTTGCGGGTAACTCCATCGCGATCCTTTGCGCCCCCGCTCGGCGGAGTCCGCGGAAGGTGGCGAGAATGTCTCCGTCGGTGTCCGGCATCCGGATGGCTTGCGCCCCTTGGTCAACGTCGCACCAGGCGATTCCGCCGTTTACTCCAGGGTCAACCGCGACGACGGGAAGCAAATTCCGCTTTTCCGCATCGGAAACAGAGGCGGCGTCCCTGCACGCGGGGGCGGGGGTTTCCGCATCGGCGACAATGCGCGGGAGGGTCGATGGTGACGGCGAGGTAGGCATTGGCAATTGTGAGTTTGTCGCCGGTGCGAAACGCGGCGTCGATTTGGTGTTCGTGTTTACTGAGTAGGTTTGCGAGGTCAGCGTTCATTGGTCGTGAGGTTCGCCGAACGCGGCCAGAAATCCGACCGCATAGGAAACCAAGAGGAGGATTCCCAGCGCGATTTGGAAGGCCACTTCGTTTGTTTGAGAAATCGCCACCGCGTCGAAGGCGGCGAACGTGAAAAGGAGCGGGGCGAGTTGTTTGTCAGTCATGGTGAGAGGGTGCGCCGGAGGTGTTCAATGAAGGAGCCATCGCCCCCGCCGGAGTTCTCCTCCGGTTCTATTCCTCCGTCGCAAAGTAGGTTTTAGATGAGGGCGTCGGCTTGTTCGAGCGTCACGTCGCGGCGTTCGCTCCAGAGGTCTTGCCCGCGGGCGCCGGTGGCGGTGATGAGGACAGAAACGTGGCCGGCGAGGGTGGAAGGCATCGGGGCTTCCATCCAGCCTTTCCCCGTTGGGCCGATCCGGTAAGGAGCGGGGACGCGTTTGTATTCGATGCTGTCACAGTTCGGAGCGCGGCGAACCGTTAATCGCTGATCTTTCGCCCATGAGCGGGCGGCGGCTGCGGTCGGAAACTGGCGGGCCACTCCGATTAAGGAGAGGAGCGGTTCGAGCGTCCAAGTTCCGTCGACGGTGTATAGGAGAGCGGTTGCTTTCATGGTGTGAGGTGTTGGGGGTTTCGATGAGGTTGTCGGCGGCTTAGAACTTTTCGAGGAGCAGTCCGAGAAATCCAATGCGTTCATCGTCTGGTTCGTGGGCGTCCTGCTCGTTGTCGATGGCGTCACAAATCCACTCGCGGATGTTGTCGGTGATGTACTCGGCGAGTCCGTCGATGACAGTGAGCGGGTCGGCGTTCCCCGCCATGTTGTAGAGTCCCTCTTGATTGGCTATGTCTAGGAACGGAGTTTCCCCCGAAAAGTCGGTTGGCATCCAATCGAACCCATCCTCGGTGAGGACGACGTTGAGTTGGGGGTTGGTGAGAACTTTAGTGATGATTTCGGCGAGGGTCATAATGTTGTCTTTGGTTTGGGGTTTCGTCGGAGACTACCGCGCCCCCGACGGTTTTTATTCAACACGATTCCCCTTCAGACTGCAAATCTTTTTTTCTTTTTCTTCACTCTGCAAACCGCACAAAACAAGGCACTTGCGGTGAGGGTTGAAAATAAATCGCGAAATGCGAAGATTTTTTGAGATGCGCTTCGGCGTTGTCTGGGGGCCACCCGTCGAAAGTGAGGTTTCGGCGGGTGGTTAATCTGTAAACGGCTTGAATCTAAGCGTTTGCAAGCTACAAGCGGAAACCGTTGTGAATGCGCCGCTTACGCAGTCGGCACAAATACCACAAGGAGAGCGGTTTGCGATGCGCTCCGGAAACCGTTGCGAATGCGGCGTTTATGCAATCGCCTTCTCGAAGAGTGCGGCTTCGGCTTCTCTGCGGCGTTGCAATCCTAAAGTGTTGGGCCACAGGCGTTTCATGGAGCGGAGTAACGCGGGAATGTCGTAAACGCGACCGTCGCGGAGTGCATTTTGAATGCCTACCATCTCGGCGCGTCGGTCTCCGGCGAGTGCTGTTCCTCGGTTAAAAACGAGCGACACCAGGGCATCGCGTGCGGCGTCTGGAAGGTTGAGGAGTTGAGGGTAGATGCGGAGTGCGGCGATGTAGAAGCGCGGGACGGTGATCCGCTCGAAAACGTCGACGGCCTTTTCCCACGGGATTTCAACGTCGCGGAGTTGCCCATCGTTGGCCAGTAGGTGGCGGGCTTTTGCGCCGGTGATTCCGAGGCTGCGCGAGAGGGTCGCGAAATTGTCGTCGGCAAGAATCCGTTGCCAAGCTTCCGCGAACTGCGGCGCGGTGTTGAATCCGAGGTCGAAACCGATACCGATCGTGACGCCGGAGGCTTCGCCTGGCCAAGTCGGAAACCGGAGAAATTTGCGGTAGTATGGTTCACCTCCCCCGACTTCGAAATCGAGGAGAAGCTTCCGGCCTTCGGGGGAGAGCGTCATTTCTCGAAAAGCTCGGCGAGTTTGCCCCAAAGGCGTGCGCGGTCTTCCTCACACGCGGCTGCGCGACGTTCAACGGCGTCGATGCGGCGGTCGTGGTTTGATTCCATCGCGTTTAGGCGTTGGTCGGCTTTGGCTTCCGACTCGTTCAACCGTCGCGCCAACCACACAAGGCCGGCGGCGAGTACGGCGGCGACTGGGCCTTGGGCGGCGACAATGTCGAGGATGTCAGCGGCGGCGATGGTCATTTTTCGCGACGGAAAATGTTGATGGCTGAGTAGAGAGAGACTCCGGCGGTTAAAACCGCGTCGGCTTGGTCTGGCGCGATTTTTAGACCAAAAAGCGTTGCGAGGCTTACGAGTCCTCTCCATGTCGACGGTTCAAAGATTCGGGCGATTATGTATTTCATGGGTTAAAAATAGGTTGTGACCATTACCATTCCGGCGGCTCCGTTTCCTCCTGCGCCGGATTGCGAACCTGTTTGGGTTGCTCCTCCTCCTCCTCCTCCAGCGGCTGGGAAACCTCCTGCTCCTCCTATTCCTCCGTCCGCGGTTAGTTGCGCTCCGCCTCCTCCTCCTCCCGATCCGGACGCGAGAAAACCGATTTCGGCGTTGGAGTTGGCGGTTCCGTTGCCCCCGTTGATTGCGGTTGTGGTGTTTCCGGCTCCCCCTCCTAGCGCGTTGAGTGCATTCGAGCGACCTCCGTTACCTCCGAAAAAAGGTGCGTTCCCTGTCGAAATCCCCCCCCCTGCCCCTCCTCCTGCGCCACCATAGCTCCACGCGACATTTTGCGCGTTCGGGTTGCCGATGGCTCCGGCACCACCGTTGACCGCTGCGCTCGCCCCTGCATTTGAGTTAAGTGCGGCGGCTCCTCCGCTTCCGAGCGTGATGGAACCGCCTATTCCTCTTCCTCCTCCTGTGGCGACCAAGGTTCCGAAGGCCGAGTTGAAACCGTTGGTTCCGTCGACTCCATTAGCGGTTGCGGTTTGTCCGTTGCCACCAGGGCCACCGGCTCCGATCGTGATGGCGACTGTTGAGTCTAGAGCGGCAGCGGGTAGCGTTACGTTGAGGTAACTGCCTCCACCTCCTCCGCCTCCTCCACAATGCACGACGTTGGAGGATGCGTCTTTGCGTCCACTCCCTCCTCCTCCCCCTCCTCCGAACATCTGCACGTTTACGGATTTTGCTCCTGTTGGCTTTGTCCAAGTTGCCGTGCCGGACGGGTGAGTTGTGAGGGTGTAGAGATTGATTTGTGGCGGCGTCCCTCCTCCGGTTGGTTTGTCCGCGAGATCGTTGTAGCTTCCGGTGGTGGCCACCGCTGCGAGATTGAGCGCGGCCTTTGCGGCGGTCGCGTCGGCTGCGCTCAAAAGCTGCTTGCCGACTGTGGTTGCGTCAGCGAGGAGGTTATTGGAGACCTGTTGCATGGCTATTTGCGGAGCATCAGAAGTAGGAATCCGACGCCACCGTCTCCTCCGTCCCCTCCTTTGACTCCATTCGGGTCTGCATCGGTCAGATTGTTCCCAACGAAGCAACCGCCTCCTCCACCGCCACCGCATCCGGGCTGCGCGTCGGAACCGTTCCCCCCTCGGCTGTAGGAGTTGTTTGGAGCGTCGGCATAGACTCCTGCACCTCCTGCTCCTCCGAAAAACATACCGGAGAACGACATGGAGTTTGTGAAGAGAGGAACCTGTAGGGCGTCGATGCCATTGTTTGTGTTCCCCTCGTACGAAGCCAACACGGCTCCCGTGTTTGAAATCATCACCTCGTTTCCGTCGGCAATTTTGGCTCCGTCGATGAACTGCGGGCCGATCCCGCTCGACGGGGTTCCGCTTCCGCCAGCACCTGGGTGAATCATCACTTGGAACAGAGAGTTCCACGCCGTCAGCGTTGGCGTTGCTCCTTGGGCGTTCACTCCTCCTCCGTACCCATCCGCCCATGATTGTTGTGAATGGCGTGATCCTCCGTAAGGAGCATTCATCAAACGCTGATTGGAATAAGACGGACTGCCTTCCGGAGGGGTTGAAAAATAGACCAAGGAATCTCCACCATTCCCCCCAAGTTGTCCTGCGCTGTAGGAAGGGCTCCCGTTGGAGTAACCTTGAATCACTCCACCGGCTCCGCCCACTCCTCCCGCTCCCAAATCCATTGTGAGGACTGAACCTTTGACCCAGATCTCCTTGAGCATCCGGAGAACTCCGGTGGCTCCGCCATTCCCTCCCGATGCCGCAAATGAGGATTGGGCGTCGTAAACGGTGCGGACGTCTCCGCCATTGCCACCTTGCCCTCCGCTGCAGAGGTAAAGGTCAGCCCATTTGTAGCCTGTGGGGATTGAGTAGTTTTGGCCGGAAACTGGGCCCATGAACAATACGGCTAAGACCGGAAACTCTTCCGATGCGCCGGAGCCGGAGACCGTCATGGGCGTCCATTGCGATCCATTCCAGCCTAGAACCTGTCCGTTGGTTGGGGCTGCGCTTGCCAATGGGCGGTTGTAGAGGCCGGAGACGAGTGGCGATGGGTAGGTTCCGTTTAGGTCGCCGGAAGCGTTGCCGTTAGGGGGGCGCGAGTTGCTTAGGCGAGAGTCGTTTCCCTCGCACGCCGTCCCTGCCGTGTTGCCGAACGAAACCGAAAGCGTGCGGTCTGACGCGAGAGTGCCACCTCCAGAGAGACCTGTGCCTGCGCTGATCGTGCGAGAGGTTTGGACGGCTCCGACGATGCGCGAGTCGTCTCCAGCGGCCACGGTGCCGGATGTGGTTCCGGTGTTTTTTGTCGCCGAATCCCCCAACGCTAGGTTGGAGCGCATTTCGGTTTGATTGGCCGAACCCATGAAGGTGTCGACTGCTTGGGTGACTGGTAAATCTGCCATTTGTTTAAGTGGTTAAGCTGCGCGGGTGTATTTGTCGGTCGATCCTGGTCGGTGATAGGTTCCGCCTTCGGGCCGCGTGAAAGTGTAGGTGGTTGTCCCTCCTCCTCCACCGGTTCCCGTCGTGGGCAACACTAGCATGGCGTCCCATTTGGTCGAGTCGGTAGGTAGCTCGGAGCCGGAAACGGTTTTGCGAACGTAGCATCCGATGGTTTGCGCGGCGGTGTCCTCGTAGCGAACCACTTGTCCGGCGGTGTATGTGGTTCCGGAGTTGTACACGCCGACGAAAACAAACGAAGTCCCGGCGGGGCCTTGTTCGCCGGTCGCTCCCTGTGGGCCTTGCGCTCCGGTTGCTCCTGTTGCTCCGGCTGGGCCTTGCGCTCCGGTGGCTCCCTGTGGGCCGGTGGCTCCGGTCTCTCCCTGCGGGCCAGCAACGCCACCGGAGGCGACGAGCACGTTGATGCGCTCCCCCGCGAATGGGGCTTGCAAAAAAGTGATCACGCCGTTGGAAACCGTGAAGTCGATCGCGGCGGATTGCATTACTCCACCAACTGAGATGATGAAATGAGAGGCGGTCGAACTTGTCGCGGTGGTCGTGAAGACGGTTTGCGAACCGTTGCCGGTGAATCCGAACTGGTCGACCGCGAACGAACCGCCACCACTCCCCCCTCCTCCCGTGGGCTTGTCCGCGAGATCGTTGTAGCTTCCGGTGGTGGCCACCGTCGCGAGGTTCAACGCGGTTTTGGCGGCGGCTGCGTCGGCTGCTGAGATAAGGCTTTTGCCGAGGGCGGTGGCTTGCGCTAGTAGGTTGTTGGAGATTTTTTGGAGACTCATAACGGTCAGAAATACCATGTGAGGATGACGAGTCCGTCCCCACCGGCGGCTCCGCTCCCTCCGTTTGTCGAACCGGCTCCGCCTCCTCCTCCTCCACCACCAGGGAATCCACCTTTTCCGCCCGCTCCACCAACTCCGGCGGTGTTTGCTCCACCTCCTCCTCCTCCACTTCCGGCTTGTCCGTCGAAAGTGAGGTCGGTGGCTGCTGTCCCTGCTGCTCCGCCGATCGCCCCTCCGGCTGCTGGGCCAATCAACGTCGAGTAATTTTGCGCCCCCTGTCCGCCAGCGAATGCGGTTCCGTCTTGCAAATGTCCCCCTCCTCCTCCACCGGATGCTCCTCTCGCTCCCTGTCCTCCGATTTGTCCGACCGCACCTGTTCCGAATCCTCCTCCCGTTCCAAGAAAAGTGGCGTATTGGCCGATCGTTCCTGCGCTCCCTCCACTTCCTCCGGTTTGTCCTGCTCCACCGGCTCCGCCACCGCTTGCCATGATGTAGTTCGGGCCGACGGTGATTAATGCTCCCGCGTTAACGCCGGATGTCCCTCCGGCGGTTCCGGCGGTTTGGTTGGGACTGCCAGTTGCTCCGGTTCCCCCTGCTCCTCCAGTCCCCACCACTACTTGGATGGTTGAGGGTAGTTGGCTTGCGGTGAATGTTGCGAACGAAACGCCCGCGCCTCCGCCTCCTCCTCCGCCACCTCCTGTTGGCGCGAGTCGTGCGGCTCCGCCTCCTCCACCGCCACCTCCGACGCACCAAACGTCTAAACGGACGGCTCCGGCTGGGACTGTGACGTTCTGCGTTGTGAGGTAACGGTCAACCTGTATACCACCCCCGCTCCCTCCTCCGCCCGCGGTCGCCCATGACGCTGTCGAGCCATCCGTCGTGAGGTATTTTCCGGCGTTGGTGGTCTGCGACGGGAGAAGGGCGTTGAGTGCGGCGTCTGCGGTTGTTTGGCCTGTTCCGCCTTTTGAGATGGGTAGAGTTGTGATTGTTGGCTCCGCGCCGATTGCGGCGGCGGTCAGTCCGGTGATTTGCGAAGTCGAAATTGCGATTGGGACGTTGGACGCCAACGTGACGAGTCCTTTGGCGTTGACCGTGAGCCGACTCACTTGAGATGCGCTCCCGAAAGTGCCAGGCGTTGAGTTAACCGTCGGCAGGGTTGCGGCTGTGGTTGTCCCCGTGATGTCGCCGGAGAGGTTGATGGGAGCGGATGCGAGGCTTGTGACTTGAGCGGTCGAGATGGCGATTGGGACGCTGGATGCCAACGTGACGAGTCCTTTGGCGTTGACGGTCAGTCGGCCAACCTGTGAGGCGGTTCCGAAAGCTCCGGTTGTCGCGTTAACGGTTGCGAGGGTGGCGGGCTGCGAACCGCTCCCGCTCGCGGTAACGTCGCCGGTGAGCGCGGTGATGCCAACAATGGAATCGCCGGGGTCTCCCTTCGGGCCTTGTATACCTTGGTCTCCGCGAATGGCCAGCAAATCCCAGAAGCTGGAGTTGTCGGATGGCGTGTCGCCGACGTTTCCGCCGTTTGGATCTGTGCGGTAGTAAAGGGAGCCATCGTAGGTGGCGACGTCTCCGAGTGCGTATGACGACCCAATGTCGTAGGCTCCGCGATAGTTCCAGAGGGCATCGGCTCCGGCGGCTCCGTTGGTTCCGTTTGTACCTGGTGCTCCGGTTGGGCCTTGTGGGCCTTGTGGGCCTTGTGGGCCAGCGATTCCGCCGGAGGCGACGAGCACGTTGATGGTTTCCCCGTCTGCTGGGGCGGCGGCGAATGTCACCTGTCCTGCTGCGACCGTGTAGTTTGTTCCGGCGGTTTGGAAAACGCCTCCGACGGCGACGACGAAATGAGAGTCGGTTGAGTCCGTCGAGGTCGTCGAAAAAACCGTCTGCGATCCGTTGCCGGTGAACGTGAACTGTTCAAGGGCGAAACTTGGGGCGGAGTTTGTTCCCGCGATGGTCACCCAGTCTGTTCCGGCTGCGTTCGGGAAACTCAGCGTGAGGTCTGCGGTGTTGATGAGGAGGACGCCGGAGGGAATGCCGGTGAGCGGGGGCAGACCGGTGGTGGTTTTCCGGAGCTGTCGGATGAAGTTGGACATCCTGCGCTAGGTTTAGATTTCGCCACAGTCAATCGAGATGCCGGCGGAAGCTGCAACGGTTTTCGAGGCTGCGGTGAGTCTGCCGTATGCGTCGACACTAAACAGGATAGCGTCCGACGTTGCGGTCACACCGGTTGTCGCGAGGTCGACTCCTCCGGAGGAAACGGCGATGCGTTGAGCGGAGGCGGTTTTGACGCTGAAGGTGGTTCCGAGTTTTTGAAGGCCATCCCCTGCGTCTGCGATCCCCGCGCTGGAAAACTGCGTGAACGTGAGCGCGGTCGTGCCAATCGTGATTGCGCCGGAGGTTGAGAGAACCCATCCGGTTGAACCGTTGGCTGTGCCCTGCTCGATGAAGACGAACGAACCGGAAGAAAGTTCGGCTCCGGTGTCCGCGTCGGTGCGGCGGGTGAGGATGAAGGGCGCGTCGACGGCTCCGGCTGCGGTCACGCGGTAGAGGCCATTTTGGAGTGCAGCGGCTTGGTTTTTAACCAGAACAGATTCCCCGATGGCAGGAGAGTGGCCGTCGATGCTGAGTGCGCCGAAAGCGTCACCTGTGAGCGTCGCGCCAACGCCGGACGAACCGTTGTTGTAGGTTGAGGCGGGGAGAGGCTCGGTCGTTGCGACGTGAGCGGAGGCCTTGACGTCCAAACCTTGGGCGACGTCGTCGACGTATTTTTTGGTCGTTAAGTGAGCGTCGAGCGTTGGCGTTCCCGTCGACGAGATGAGTCCGGAGCCGAGGTCGAGGTTTTTGGATGCGTCGACGATGAGAACCTTATTTGCGGCTGCGGTTCCGTCGGAAACTCCGGCGAGTTTGTTGATCTCAGCGGTGGTGACCAACGCCCCATCTAGTTTGTTAAGCTCGGCGGCGTCTGCTGTGACTGCAACGCCAGCGATTTGGAAAGCTCCTGTAATGTCGAGCGTCCCCGAAAATGTCTTTGTCCCCTTGACTGTCTGGGGGCGGTTGGCGGTCGTGACCATCCCGTCCGCGGTCGCGGTTCCTTCCCCGCCGACGACGATGACGTCTCCGGTGGATTTTTTGATGAGAAGTTGGTTGTCGAACTCTTGGAACAGAGGTTCGGCGGTCACTAGGGTCACTCCGTCGACTCCTGTCGAGGTGATGCGGCGTTTAAGTTGGATCGTGTTTGGCATGGCTGCGGATGGGTTAGACTTGGCCACCGTCTACTTTGGCGGCGAGAACTGGAAAATCTGCGTAAACTGTCGCTCCCCCGATGACGCCGACCACGTTTCCGTCGACCGGAGTTCCGCCGATGACGCCACCGGCTCCGATGTTGGCACGGGCTTGGGTCTGCTGTGGGCCGGTGAGCGATTGCGGCGTGAATAGGACGGCGGCGGCTGCGATGTTTGTGGAGTCGAAAAACGGGAGGCTGACCGGCTGCGAGGCGCGGCGGTTGGTGTTCTCAACCCGCCACCGGAGAGCGCGGGTTGTGGTGAGGTTGCCATTGTAAGTCCACGCGATTTCCGCTTGCAGCGTCACGGATGGCTGATCCTTGACGGTTTCGTCGCCTCCCGCGTCGAGCACGGTCACCCCGTAGCTAGAGGAGCGCGGGTGCGGCGGAATCCGTTGTCCTGGCGTCGATGCTGTCGCGGTTACAATGTCGGCTGCGGATGAGGCGGTGAAAGCGGCGTCGGCTTCAAGGGCTGCGGCGATTTTGGCGGCGATGTCGGAAGCGTTTTCGGTTCCGAGAACGGAAACTTTGAGAAGGCGTCCGGATTCCGGAGCTAGGGGTGGCTCGGTTGGAACGAGTCCGTCGACGCCAAACCAAACGCGAACGGCTCCGGCATCGTCGGCGAGGTCGAAATAGGAGCGGGTTGCGGTTGTAGCGGTTGTTTGGATGGCTACACGCTCGGCGACGTCGAACGGGTCGATGCCTAGCAACCGGTCGATTCCTCCGGATGCGGTGTTGAGGGTGGCGCGATAATCGATGGATGAGCCGGAGGCCGTCCGCGTCCAACTTGCGAAACTGAGGAGAGCGTTGGCGTCGAAATCTCCCTTTGGTTTTACCGTCAACCGGAGGCCATTGGTTGATCCCATGTCGACCGTTGATGCGCTCGAAATCGTGTTGCGAAACTCGATTTGTGTGGGGATAACGTCCCCGTTGCGGTGGAGCACCTCTTGGTCGTCGCTTCGGCGGAGGCCGGAGACGTAGACGAGGCCGGAATCTAGGGCGACGGAGAGGAGCATCCTGCGTCGGATTGTAGGGGTTCAACGCGGCTTGTCATCAGATGATTGCTGGAATGTGGTTGATGACGTGTTGCTGGACGTTGAGCGACCCGCCGACGAGGTTAACGGTTGCGATGAGGGCTTTGTAGTGGATGCCAGTCCCGCTGATGTCAACGATTTCGAACGGCTCGGAAACAGGCTCTTTGTCTACGACGACTCCCGTAACGCCTCCGGCTGTTTCGTCATCAATGTCGAGAGTCCAGGAGACGACGATGCGCGAGTTGACGGAGATGGATAGCGGTTTTTTTGCTTCTGAAAATGCTTCTCTTCCTCCGACTGTCCCCCAATAAACCTCAACGACGTCCGAATCGCCACCGATTGGTTGGACCTTAAACGGGTGCGAGCGGACTGCTGGCGAACCTGGCACGGTGTTACCCTGTTTGAAACGCAGGATTTGGCCGCGTGGGGTGTGGTCGACCAAAACTTGCGGCGTTGATTGGACGCGAAGGCGCGGGAGGTAATCGATGATCTCGTTGATTACTTTTGCGAGCGTTCCTCCGCTCTTTAATCGTGGGATTATCATTCTTCTGGTTGTGGTTCTGGACAGGGTTCTGGCTGCGGACGATTCACCTCTTGAGTTGCGTAAAAACCAGCGGCGGAGAATGGTTTTTCATATTGGGCCGTACCTGGAAAAAAGAAAAGCGTCTGCGGCGGCTTGTAAACGTCGAGGGGGTGTCCCTCTTGCGCCCAGGTGTCGTCGTTCTCTTCGGTTGTCGTGATGATTTCGAACTCCTGTTCGTTGCAAGTCTGTTGGCTTTTGCCGTACTCGATATAGTGTCTCCAGAGGAATGGCTGAGAGTCCCTCTGTTTGATGTAGAATCCCCCTTGGTACCAAGGGTAGAAAGGTTGATTGGACGCGGTGTTGGGTTCGCTGGGGTCGTAGTCGCAATTTTGCTGAAAAACGTGAGCGCGAACTACAAGTTCGGTCGTTGAACCGAGAAAAGAAGAGTCTAGATAGCCTCCGTCATAAAAAGAAGGTTGGTCGACATACTCGTCCATCGCGACGGCGTCTCTTGGGTTGAATGATCCCTCGGCGTCGGTTTGCTCGTAAGCGTTAAAAAAGAACGCGGAGATGTCGTATTTTTGTTCACGCCTGATGCAACGCAAAACGGGCAAGCGGATTTCGGTGTTTAGGACGCCACCGGCTGCGATGACATCATCCACGCTGATGCGTTGCTCCTGCTCATTCCACTCTTCGACTAGCTCCGTCGGCACTAGCCATCGTTCCGGTCTGCCGGTGTAGTAGGTATACGGGCCTTCCATTGCGATTTGAGAAGTTGCACCATTTGATCCGGCGTTACGGAGGAGCGCATAGGTTGGTTTTCCGGTTGCATTGTACGGTGCATAAAATGCGCCGTATTTTCTTACTGGCGTCGAGTTGTCGATAGGGTTGCAGTCTGGGTCGAGTGCTCCGGTCACCGCGTTTGCAAATATGTGTTCGGACGCGTAAACTTTGACCTTAAAAATGGCGACGACATCATGGTTCGGGCCGGTGAGTTTGTGGCCCATCATTGTTTCATCTTCGTCGATAAATGGGGCGGTGAACCCAAAAGGGGTTAGCCAATACGGGACTTTGACGTAGGTTTCTTTTGGGGCTGCTGGGTCTGGATTTTCTGGAATGTAGAGCGGATTCCAAAGCTTGTCCGTTTGCTCTTCGGTTTCAACCTGCTCCCACATTGAAAAGGTCGTCCCGTCGAACATTTGCCACGGGTTGGTTTCCATGTCCCCTCCAATGCGTGTAAGGGTGAAAACCACGGTTGCGCCCCAGAATCCGGAGACAACATTGGCCACGGCGATTGAACTGTTGAAAGTGAGGTTTTCTTCGGGAATGGTTGGGAGAGTGGTGACCTCGTTGACGTCTTGTCCGGAAAACAATTTGGTCATCCTCCAAATCCGCGGTCGGTTGTCATAGACTGATTCTTCGCGGGCAGGAAATAGTCCGTAAGGGGCGTGAATTTGAAATTTACCGATAAGGATTGGCTCCCCGAATGCGTCCTCTCCCTCCTCCGACTCAACGAAATGACGGGCGAGGAAGCATTTTTTGCTCTTGGTTTCTGCTGCGATCAAACGCGTGCCAGTTGGGGTTTCGTTGGCTTTAACGTCGGGGCTTGATTGGATCCGCAGCCGAACCAGTTCGTCGCGGATTCGATTGATTGTGCGAGAAAACGGGTCGTTCGAAATGCTCCCGCGAGGCGTTTTCATGCGTAAAAATAGGGCATCCATCCGCCGGTGCGCGAGGCGTTGGAAGAGGCGAGGCGATAGATTTTGGTGTGTTTGGCTTGCGACCCAAACGGCTCGGAGGTTGCGCCAACCAATAGCCATGAGCTTGCGCCTCCCCAAATTCCAGTCCCTTCTGGGTATTCAATTTTGCCAAGCTTGTCGTCGAAACCCACGTTGCTGTATGCGTCTATCCATTGTACGCGGAGGAGGGTGCCGGAGCCGCTGATGAACTGCTCGTATCCGGCGAATGCTCCGCGAAGCTCAACGAACCGCATGGTTTCGTCTGCGTCGTCGGCTTTTACCCAAACGGCATTTGCAAAATTTGGCTCATCTGGCGTTCCGGCGATTTCTTCGAAATTTGGGTGGGCGGTGATTGGTTCGCGACCGGATTGCGACTCCAAGGAAACTCGTTTGATGTCTGGGTTTGCATAAACCAAAACACGGGTTTCGGTGAGTGTGGCGATGCCCGAGTCCACGTCGAAATTTACAGACCGCGAAAGTATGTTGCGGTCGTTTGCCATCGCTGCAAGCGGTGAAATGGATTCTGCTATCTGTGTTACGGCATTGCCTGTGCCGTAGTAACTTGCGGTTTCGAGGAGGTTTCCCCACTCGTCATAACCTGTTTCGACTTGTCCCAAGACGAGATTGCCGCTTGCGATGAGCCCTTTGTAAACGTGTGCCATTTATGTGGTGTAGATTGTGGAAGGCCAGTTTTGCGAACCGATGAGTTGAGCGTTGATTCTGTATGCGTTCCCGTGCGGCTGCTGGGAAACTGCTGTGCAAAGCCACTCAAATCCGGAGTCATCTGAGAAATCTCCTGCGTCTGGTAGAGCGTAAATTGTTCCTGGAACAAAGTTGGAAACTGTGTCCGACAGCCACTCAACGGACGCAGTCCACTCCGGCGACAGGAAGGAGTCCATCCCCGCGTAGTTTGAATCGTTTTTCCATTGGACAAACGTGTTTATGCCGTTGCGGTTTTCCCAAATGGCGTATGTGGAGTCGGGTTCGGCTGGAGATCCTGCGAGTTCCTCAAATTTATGGTGGGCGGTGATTGGCTCCGTTGTCACCGTTCCTTCGATTGAGATTTGATTGCGAATGAAGGCTCTTCCGCGGTAGGTGGCTTCGGAGATGACGTATTCTTGCGACGCGTATTCTTTGATTTCTCGGCTGGAAGTGCGTCGGAGCGTCGTGCCCCCAAAAGATTTAAGGAATGGCCAGTCGTACCCTGGTGCTCCTCGGAATTGGAAAGTTGCTTCTAAGGCTCCCGACCAATCAACCTGTGCGGAAACGGGAACGGGATCGCCGAATGGTTTGGAGTGGGTGACGGCCATGGTTAGATTGCTTGGACGTTGAGCGACCCTTGAGCGCGGAGAACTTCGGTTTGGCGTTGGATGGATTCGACAACGGGGTCGATTTTTGATCCGACTGGAATCGGCAGAGGGAATTTGGGTGCGACGTCGAAATCGATGCGAGGCGTTGCGAGGCGTTGGCGTTCCTGTCGGATGAAGTCGGCCATCGGCGGGCCTTGAACAGGGCCGAGTTTGGCGAGTTCTGCCTGTCGCTTTTGCTCGGCCTTGGCCTTCTGGAATGCCGGAGAACTGGCGAAACCTCCGGTAAAGGTTCCGGCGGATCGTAGACCAGGCTCTCGGCCTTCAAGGGGAATGATTTCGCTGGAACCTCCTCCGGTGCGGCGTCTGCCTCCTCCGATTCTTTCGAGACTGGTGAACCGTTCCATCCCTCGTCCTCCGGCTGCGCCTCCTTCTTTTGCTGCGGCGGCTCCCTCTTTGGCGGTTAGCTCGGCGGTTTGGCGCAACACTCCGATTTGTTCGCGGGCGGCGACGGTGCTTTTCTTCGCTTCCTCGATGAGGCGAACAAGTTCTAGGCGGGTTTTTTCGTTTTGCTGCTGAAGTCTGACGGTTGCTTCGGTTTGTTTGTTGAATCCGGACTGGAAAATGGCGAGGAGTCCTCCTCCGCCGGTTCCCTCGGCGAATGCGTCGGAGTTTGCCGGTGGAATGATTGCGCCGTTAACCAGCGATTCCTTTGTGTTGTAGGTGATCCGTTTTCCTCCCGCGAAGGTTTCCCTCACTTCTCCTGGTGTGAGTGGTGTTGGGTATCCGGCGGCTTTGGCTGCGGCGATTTCCTGCGCTTGCGCAGGGCTGACCATGCCGCTTGCGAATCCGGTGGGCATTGTTGAGGTGTCCATCCCTGCTCGGCGCATTCCTCCGCCGGTCATGTCGGCGTTTGCGGGGGATAGGAAACTGGGGAGCACCATGTCGAGTGCGCCGGAGATGGCAAAGTCGACTTGCTCCTTTAGGTAGCTTGCGAAACTGTCGGCGGCTCGTTTGAGCGAAGAGCCGACTGGGCCTTCGAACGCGGCTCCGATTTTTGGCGCGGCTTCGATGAGGGTGTTGATGAATGAGTCGGAGACTCGGCCAAGGGCGGCGAAAACGTCCCCCTTTTCGAAAACCTCTTGAATTCCTTGGAGTGTCTGGGCTGCGACCAACTGCACTTCGCCGAATGCGACTTTGGCGGAGGCTGAGAGCACGTCCCATAAGGTTCCGTTGCGAATCGCCCCTTCGATAATTTGGAAGGCTTTCACGCCGGATTCGACGGCGGCGGCGAACTTCGTTTTGAATCCGTCGGAGAACTGAGTGGCTCGTTGGGCTGCGGCGGTAAACGCGTTGCCGATTGAGGTTGCGAGGGGCGCGAATGCGTTGGCGAGGTTGGATGCCAGTTCGATAAGGGGTTTGAGTCCGGTGGAGGCTGCGGTTCCGAGGTTGCGCTTTAGCTCGGCGATTGCGTCTCCTAGGGTTGAAAGTTTGCCGTTTAGCGTTTCACCTTGGGCGGCGGCGGCTCCGGCGAATATGCCGGTGGTGGTGATCTGCTGCAAAGCGTCCACCATTTGCTGCGCGGAAACTCGGCCTTCCGAGAGGGCGCGGGTGAGTCCGGCGTCGTCTAGGTTGAGGCTTTTCTTTAACTGCTCGCCAATCGGAATCCCCCGCTCCAGAAACTGCATGAAGCTTTCGGTTTGGAATCGGCCTGTCGATAGGGTCTTGATGTACGGCTGGAGAATCTCCGAAAGGGGACGGCGTGAACCGGCTGCGACGTCTCCGAGAACGCGGATGGATTCCTTGAGCTGCTCGGCGGGGACGCCTACCGATGCGAGACCGGCTCCGGCGTCGGCGACGTCTTGAAGCTGAAATGATGTGGTGTTGGCGTATTTTCCAAGCTCGGCAACGGCGGAGGCCGCGACGGAGGTGTCTTTGTAGAACGTCGTGAACTGGGCTTGGATGGATTCGAAGCTTCCGGCTTCGGAGATGGCTTCGGAGAAAGTGGTTCCGAGTGAGCGAATGCCTTTGACCGCTAGGTTGAGTCCGGTTTGCAAACCAGCAAACAGGGCTTGTCCTCCGGCGACCGCGGCCACATTGCTCGCGAAAGAGGAGAGTGCGCTTTTGGCTTGGCTGATGCCGGAGGTGAGTCCGGAGATGTTTGCCCCGATGCGGACGGTTGCTGTTGCGGTGCTCATTTGTTTGCTTTGTTGAGGCGGCGGTTGATGACTTTAAGAATGCCCTCCTTCATGTCCTGCACCTCCGCATCCATCACCGTTTGGGTGTATTTGGTTTTTCGAACGAAATCGCCCATGTTCGGGCGAGTGTTTTCGAGTTCTAGGGCGAGGTTATCGGGGTCGGTGCGTTTGCGGATTTTGGATCGTTTGTCGAGGGGCGCGAGGTCGTCGAGCGTTTGTCCGCCCAACTTCCAACTGCGTGCGGCGATGAATCCGGCGGAAGCGCGGCGAGCACCAAGTTCCCGTTTGCGTTCGTCGGTGGTCTGCCGTCCGAGAAAATCCGTGACCAGGCTTTCGCCCCTCAGTTCTTTTACCGACTGCCGGAATTTCGCGATGCTGCTCCGAGTCCGTCCGGCGGCTTTTGAATCTTGGTTCTTCATGGCTCGGAGCCGGAGAACCTTTTTTTTGAGCGCGGCTTCCTTTTTACTGAGCCGGACGGCTTGAGCGGTTTTGATGCGCGACCGGATGCGGATGGCGTTTCCGGGTTTGGCGACTGCTTCGATGGCGCGGAGGATTTTGCCTCGCAGATCGCGATGGCCACGGAACAATCCGAATGAAATCGCCACCGCCTTTTTTTTGAACGCAGCGCGAGCATCCATCCGCGTCTCCTTGACGTAGGCGTTGAAGACGGTTTCCCACTCGCTTGGATCAAGAGAAAAGGAAATCTTCGGGCGGGCCATAGTGCGAGGTTAATCCACGCGGAGGCCGGAGTCGAATGCCATCGGATTCGAGGGCTGCTCGCATGAGTTGGTTTGCATCGTGAAAACTGAGGGCGAGAATCTCAGCAGGTCGCCAACCGTACCTTTCCGCGAAAAAGTGAAGGAAACGGGCGATCACTCCCGCCCCTGCGACTCCCCCAGGCTTTTTGCGTCGGAGTCCTCGATTTCGACTTGAGACTGCATTGCTCGCTCAATCATTTCGCGAATGGATTGGGCGATGTTGCCGATGTCGGACAATGGGATTGAGGGAAGCTTGAGTGCTTCTTGGAGGATGCGGGATTTGTTCCCTGCAACGTAGGCGGAAACGGCTTCGGCGATTTCCTTCTCCGGCGCGGAGTGCAAATAGATGAAGCCGAGAACGTCGGCCATCTTGGTCTCTGTTGCGGTCAGAATCTGGTTGTCGGTTAGCTCGAGGAGCGCGAACGTCTGGAGCGTGAGGGGTCGGCAGTTGACTCCCGCGATGGATTCGCCGGTGTTGGCGGCGGCGGTGATGAGGTGTTGGATGTCGTTGAGCATTGGCTAGGTTATCGGGTTAGGTTTTAGGAGAACTGTTTGAAAATCTTGATGGCGTCGGGCAACTGCTCGGTCGGCGCGTAGAGGATGCCTCGGCGCAGTTTTTGGCGCGTTAGCTCCTGTGTTGCGTGGGTGTACCCTGCCAAGGTGGTTGCGTTTTCGCAGATTGCGACGCCAATGTAGGATTGTTCGGGGTTGGCGGCTTTGCGGACGCGGTTGATTTCGTCGCGCACCTCCAGACAGGCGTGAATGATTTGAAGCTCGGCGAGGATGCGGAAGTCGAGGTTGTCCGGATTTTTCCGGCGTCCCAGCGTGAAGTAGGCGGATGCGATCTGGTCGGCGCGAATGGCGATTTGCGGTTGTCCGCCGAAACCTGTCCACGTTCCTGCTACCTCGAAATGGAATGCGGTGCGGGTGGTTTGTTCGCCGTTTGGAAGTGTCGAGCGTTCGACGGTGACGGGGTTCCGGTGCGGTTCGATTCCGATTGTGGCGAGAGCCACCGCGAGGCGTTGGTTTCCCGTGGTGTAAAAAGATTCAATCATACAAGGTAAGAGCCGGTTTTGATTTAGGAGACGTGGCTTTGGCCCGCCACTTCCGGCAACTCCTCGGGGCTGTTGAGTGTTAGTCGATGGCTTCGTAACTGACGGCTTGGACGTTGGATTTGACCAAGTCTTCGGAGGATTCAATGGCTTCCGAGGATGTCACGAAAACGCTCCCCCCGACGAATCCGGAGATGAGACCTGGGAGAACGGCGGTGTCTCCGACGTTGGGGCTTGTCGCTTGGTACGTTTCGAAATTCACTTCGTCCTTGATGGCGTAGTAGACAACGGCTCCGAACTGTCCGGCTCCGTCGGCGATTTCTTTTTTTGACGACGTTTTGTTGACGCTTGCGGAGGTGATGAGGGTCGGCGAACCGTTGCCAGTTCCGAATTCGACGTCTTCCCCTTTGATAATTGCGGCCATAGTGTGCGAGTGGTTAGGTCAATCCGGCGTAGAAGGTTTTCGAGACGGTCAGTTTGGCGACGTCCTCGGCTGAGAAGGCGCGGTTGACTGAATCGATGAAGGTCGAGGTGTCTGCGGTCGAGCCAATCGTGCCGGAGAACGCTCCGGAAATGTAGCCATCGATGGTCACCTCGGTCTTCATGTTGTACAGGGCAAGCGACTGGATTTCGCCGTTCGGGCCGGTGATTTCCTTCTGTGCGCTTGATTTTTTAGCGTTGTATTGGGTGACGAGCATTCCGGACTGCGTCTTGGTTGTGCCAAGTGCTCCGTAACTCAATCCCCCTTTGTGGATGGTTGCCATTGTGGTTTTAGTTGGTTTCTTGAAGTTGGTACGCCCAAAGCTTAAACGAAAAAACGTGAACTTCCACCTCGTCCTTGAAGTTTGTGTTTTGCGCCCCCATCACAAAACCGATGCATTTTGCGCTTCCGTTTGAGAACGCTTCGAACCCCTCTTCTCCGCTCGGCGCGTTGAGAAGTGCGGCGGTGATGTTCTGAACGGCGGCTGCTGCTTCCTCGGCGGAGTATTGCGATCGATTGATGCGGAGGGCGAGTGTTCCGTCGAGGATAAAGACGCGTGATCCGGCGACGAGTTCGCGGGAGTGTTCGACGGCCACAAATGCGGAAAGCGTTTCCTTTACCTCGTCCGTCTGGGATGTCGTCACGGTGATTCCGGCGACGTCTGGGTCGGAGAGAATCGCGTTTACGATTCCGGTTTCGAGGTCATAGAGAAACGTGCTCATTGGTCTTGCCTCGTTTCAAAAATGAGGATGGGGCTTTCGGGCGTGTCACGGAGCATCGTGGGGCGGTATTTCTGTCCATTGACCGTGAAGAGGTTTTTTCGCGGGTCACCGGCTTTCCCGAACTCGTCAAAAGTGGTGCGCGAAATGCGGATGGTTAGGTCTCCGCCGATGTTTGTCCCACCTTCTTCCGGCATGGAAGAAAACTCCGGTTCGGAAACGATGGCTTGGACGGTTTCGCCGTTGAGCAGGACGTCTGCGCCGAACACGGAAACGGAGTGCGCGAAACTGCGAGAGAGTGAGGCTTGGAAAAGCGGGTTCATGCGTAGGCGAGAAACTCAAGGCCGGCGCCTTGAATCTGGGGAAGCTTTCCGGAGGCGTCGTAGATTCCAGCTCCTGGTGGTGTCAATGGGGCTGCGGTCACCGGCGGCGGGTTGGTTGCCTTCGGCCCATGCTGGAAATGGCTTTTAGCTAAAACGGCGAGGCCACCAGGCGTTTCCATCCCCGTGTAGCGTTGAACTTGTGAGGTAGGCGGAACCATAAGAAAAAAGGGGAGACGGGGTGTCCCGTCCCCCCCTCTAAGGGTGGTCAGATTACCAAGTGATCACTTCTCCGGCGGTGGAGTCGATGATTTTCTCGGCGGTGGACTGGCGGACGCGAACAACGCCGGAGCGGCGGGATTCGTCGCGGTAGGTTTCGACGGTGAACAGATCCGGTGAATCGTCCTTCCACGTCAACGTGCGCCCCGCGCCCCCTGCTTGGAAGTTGCCGGATGCGGTGTTACCAACCCATGCGCGGTTGGACGCCCAGACGAACGTGCCGGAGGGCGATGCGGCTCCGCGCTTGGATGCGTCGTAGGCTGCGGACGCAACCAGAACCTTTTCGATTCCAAGGTTTGCGCCGATGAGCGTGGAGTCCACGTTGCGGAGGTCGCCGGTTCCGACGGAGCCGAAGATGAACGATTGAACCTTCGCGTTTTTCCGGAGCAAGTTGTAAACGTCTTGGTTGATCACCAACGTGTTTGCCGAAACTCCTTTTTTGAGGAGTCGGGCGATGGCGTTAAGGATGTCCGAAACCGGATCGGCTCCGGCATCCGTCCATGCGGTTCCGGCTGCGGTCGCGTTGAATGTTCCGGTGTTAAAAATCGCGGAAGCCACGCGGCTTTCGTGCGCCAATTTGATGTTGCGGAGCAAAAGCTTTGCGATGGTTGCTTCAACATCGAGGAAGCGGGCGAGGTCTGCCTGTTGGGAGTCGTCGACCAACTCCTCTAAGCCACGGTCTTCCGTGAGGTAGGTGTCTGCCGTCCAACTGCGGTTGATGCGGGAATAGCTCCCATCCTGCGCCCGCTTGGCCGCGTCGCCATCAACCTTCATTAGGTTTCCGGCTGCGGTTTCGATTTTGAGGTACTGGCCGGATTTGCCGGAGACTTCTAGAGGGGGCATGACGAGGCCACCGATTAGGCCAGCATCTGCGCCACCCGCTTGAATGACCGCCTCTTGAATGTCTGCGCGGAGGATTGCCGTTGAGTTTGCGTACATGGTTTAAGGAGTGGTTAGGAGTGGGCTTGCGGTTGGAGCGCGACTTCGATTCTCTGGCCGTCGCCGGTCGTGTCTTCGAGTGCGATTCCGATTGCGAGGTTTCCGCCGGTCGTCGCGGATGCGACTTTGCCGGAGGCCGCTGGAAACACGGGTGCTCCTGCGGTGATTGCGCCGGAGGCCAGCATATCGTGCGTCCCTGCGGCGTTGTTGAGTTTGATGGTGAGCGTTCCGCCGACTGCGCCGTCCGCGAGGGCGACGCCGATTGCTGAACCGTTAGGGGCGGCTGCTGCCACCAATACGCCGCTCGAAAGTTGAACGCGTGAACCGGCGGGAATCGCCGTCGCGCCAACTGTGAACGCCTTGAAGCCAGAGTCGTTTTGAGCCATTTTTTTATTTTGGGTTTAGTGTTTGAGGATTCCGCGCTCGATGAGGTGTGACCGCATCGCGGCGTCGGATTTGCGGAGTTCTGCAAAGTTGATCGGCGAGGAAGGTTTGGTGGCGTCACCGGCTGCGCCATGTGCGACGGGTGCGCCCATCGATTTGATGAGGGTCGCGAGGGCTTCGAACCGCGTTTCGACCGTTCCGAGGATTTTCGACTCGATTGCTTCGAAGGCTTCTCCGGCCTTCTGTTCCGGCTCGGCTGCGGGTTCCGGTTTTGCTGCCATTTCGGTTTCAGAGGATTCCTCGGCCACTAGTGAGGCGAGCATCGATTTGATTTCCCCGATGGCCGCTTCAAGAGCCGCGATGCGGTCTTCTGGCGTTGGGGCTTCCATTTTTTCGGGGTTTTCGGTCATAGGTTCTGCGTTCGTTGTAACATCTGCGGCAGGGGCGTCTATTGGTTTTTCTTCGAACAACCCGTCTGGGTTTGCGGCGGGTTCGTCGACGAGGTCGACGGAAAGCAAACGTGAGCATCGGGCGAGGTTGCCGTCTGGCGCACCTTCGAACGAGATGGAAAGGCCGAACGCGGTCGGCATCGTGCGGGCGATTTCGAGAACAAAATCACGGGCGGGGGCGGAGGCCAGAAGGTGGAGGTCGGCCAGCACCTTTTCTCCGTCGATGCGGAAGTTTTTGAGAGTCCCGATCACTTGTGAGAGGTCGGAGTTGTGGAGCATCTTGACTTTTACGGCGCGGGCCTTGGAACATTGGACAACCTGGGCGAGGGTTTCGGCGTCGACCATTAGTCCGTGGCCTTTTGCGGGGCCGGTCGTGATCACCGAAACTCCGTGGATGATTTTTTCGCCGACGGTTTCGGGTGCGAGGGCTGAGAATGTCGTGTTCATTTTGAGCGGTTTTCGAGGCTGCGTTTGTTGGCGTAGTAGGCGCGGATGGCGGCGATTGCGTCCGCTTTGGTTTTGTGACGAGAAACGATGGTGTCGGCGGCGGTGCGTTTCACTTTCACCCACTCACCGCTCGGAAGTTGTTTGACGGCGTAGGGCATGGGATTAAGCGGCGGGGATTCCGACGGGGTGGTCGTCAATCCAGATGTCGATGGTTTCACCGGCTGCGCGGGCCGCGTCCTCTTTTTGAGTTTGTCCGGCGAAAATGAGGCGGTCGAGATTGGCGGTTGCGGTGCGTTTGGTCACCTCGTCGCGGTCGGCTTTGGTGTCCGGTCGGCGCGTGATCAAGACGACGCGGTGTCCGGCGGCGTGGGCGTTGGCGATAAAGTCCCGCCACAGTTGGGGGGCTGCGGTGAAGGTGCGGTCGAAATCGAGCGAGAACGTGAGGCGGCGGGCGAGTTTTACCCATTGGCCGTCCGGAAGTTGGCGGAGGGAAAAGCTCATTTTTCGAGGCTGGCGAGAACGCGGTTTGCCCAAGTGCGTCCGGCGTCCCCGCCCCATCCATCCCAAGCTTGTCGGCCTTTGCCGTACGCGTCCCAAGTGCTGCCTTTCTTGTCGACTTCGTGCCGGTCGAAATAGGCCTTCATCCGTTTTAGCGTCTCAACGGAAACGCGGCGACCGTTGGCGAGGTCGCGAGCACGGGCGATTCCAACCGGAGTCATGCCGCGTTTGCTTGGAGGTTGCTGCTCTCGGTTCCGGAGTGCTCTGGCCGCGGCCTCTTGGACGCCTTTGGGAGGTTCGAACGATTCCGGCTTTGCTTGGAAGGCGGCGGGCGGAGGTGCTCCGGCTCCGGGTTTCATGGCGGCGGCGGCGAGGACGGGGTCGGCCACTCCTGCTTCCGAGAAAATCGCCTTCCGGCGGGCGGTCTCGATTGCGGATTGGCTGAATGCTTCTTCCCAGTCTTCTCCCTTCTCTGCGTAGTATTCCGACCAAGTCCCGCCACCGGCTGCGATTTCTTCAAGTGCGGCTTTTGTTTCGCGTCCGATGTCGGCGGACGGCCACGGCGGAAACTGCCAGCGGTGGGCGTTCCAGTTTGGGTTTTCCGGAATCTGTCCCTCGGCGATTCCGAGGGCGACGACGGCTTGCGCGATCGGGTCGAGAATCTGACGGGTGAGGAGGTCTTGGTAGCGGCGACAAACACGGGCGGCTTGCTGGGAATCGAGCCTTGCGGTGACGCCTCCTAGCTTTGACGAGTCGACGAAAAACCCATAGGGCAGTCCGAGAGCGTCGGAGATGTGGCGTTGGAGGGTTTCGAGAAAACCGGTGAATGTCACGGAGGGGCGTTCGTTGCGGAAACTCTGCACCTCTTCACCGGGTTTCAAATAGTGGATGGTGCCTGGCTTGATTCGTTCGATGCGTTCGCCGGTTGCGGTGGTTTCGTCCCATCCCTGCCCGTTGCCGGATTGGGTTTTGATAAGGCCGGATTGTCCTGCTGCCCATTTCACGGCGGCTTTTTCCCCTTCCAGAATGTCGACGATGTCGCGACAGGTGGCGATGACGGGTGCTAGGGCTGAAATTCCACGGTAGGAGTCATGCCGTTCGGGGTCGAATAGATGCAGACAACGTGCGGCGGGAATCTCTTGTGGGTCTGTATACGCGGCTCCCATCGTGCGCCGATAGATGCGGAAGGTTTCGGGCCGTCCGAGGTCGTCGAAGCAAATCCCGCCGATTTCGTTTTCGGCGACGATAGAGGCGTACGGGTTCCCAACGCGGTCGGCCTCGACTAACTGAACCTTTAGTCCGTCGGTGGTGATGCTGTGAACGATGACGGCGTCGCCGTCGCGGAGGAACGAAATGAATGCCAGTTGGACGAGGTGGACGAAGTCGAACCGTCCGGCGATGTCGGCGTTTCGGCTCCACTTTTGGAAATAGGCTTCGGCTGCGGCGTTGAAAGCGGGGTCGGAGGTGCGGGCTTGAAACCGGATGGTTCCGACGGTGTACAGGCTGAGACGCTTGAGGATTCCGGCGACGAGTGGGTGGTTCCTTTGGAGGTCTCGGGCTTCCCAGATGAGTTGAACTCGGGAGCGTTGGTTTGTTGATGTCTCTGGGTGGTTGGAGTTTTGCGAGGGCGTTAGTTTGCGCTCGGCGGTCGGCGTGGCTCCGATCCAAGAGAAGGCGGTGCGTTTGAGACGGGATAAGAGGTTCATGCGAAGTAAGCGCGGGCGCGGGTGCGAGGGGTTCCGGAGGCGGTGCGCTCGGCGTGAACTTGGCAAGCGGCTGAGAGTTCGGTGGCGATTTGAGCGCGGTCGCGTTGCGAGGAGGTTCCGGCGGCGGAGATTGCGGTGTAGGGGTCGGCAAACTCTTGGTTTAGTCGAGCGATGGCGGCGGAGAGTTCCGCCGTGCTCATCGCTCGAAAGATTGCGTGGTAATCAATTTCGTTTGCCATCGGTCGCGAGTTCTCCGTTCAATCGGATTCCGCGGTGGCCAGTCGCGGCCAGAAGTTGGAGAACCTCAAGGTCGAAAACGTGGTTGTTGCGGCGTATCCGTTCCCAAAAATACGTTGACCGGCCATAGCTGTCTACTTTTTCACGGCGACGCTCGGCGGTCAGTTGCGAGAGGTAATCCTTTCCGGCTTCGGTCGAGTATTCCCAACGGGGTTGATAGGGGCCACCGCGAATCATAGCGCAGAGGTGGTCTTTCATTAGTGCGACGGAAAACAGGAGGAGCCGGATGGGCTTGTGGCCTTTACCGATTTCGGTGTACGAGAAGAAAAACGGCCTCTTCACTCCGTCGATTGTCCATCCGTCGGTGTTGGGTGTTCCTTTGGTCGGCTTCCATCGGTTTCCCTCTCGGTCTTCGTGTCGGGCGATGGCGGCGTACACGGCGGAGGTTTCGAATCCGGAGTCGACCAGGACGTTGGCATTGGGGATTCCGTATTGCGCTTGGATTGGCGGGAGGTCGGCGAAACCGTGAACGCGCCCCCAGTCGACAAGGCGCGACGCTCCGTCCGGTTGCCACTCGCGAACCAGAAACCAGAGGTGATCTTGTTGAACGTCGACGGTGAGAATGCGGATTCCGTCGCCAACGGTGCGGAGTGGGTAGGCTGCGGCTCCGGCCTCGACAACCAACGTGTTTTCCTCCTGCAAATCCGGCGTCCAAGGAAGGCCAAGGGATTCCCCCTTCCAGATCCGGAGTTTTCCGGTTGAGCCTGTTAGGTTCAAAACCTTTTTTGCTTCCAGAAACTCTTCGACGATTTTGCGCCATTGAATCCAGATGGGAATGAAGGCGTTCCAATGGTACGAACGGTGAGCGGCGGGCGCGGTTTCGTTATGCGGTATCCACCGGAAGTTTTGCAAAAGGCGTTTGCGGGTGTGGGCGTTGTCGAAGTGCGCGAAATGGCAATGGGGGCATTCGATGCGGATTGTCTCCGCGAGTCGGTCGAAAATGAAATCGCCATTTGGGCGGGTCGTTCGTTCGTCGGTGTCCCATTTGACGGTGTCCCATGTCGGGCAAAAGTGCTCTCCGCATTGAAGGCACGCCCAGTAGAAATGGCGTTGGTCACCTTGGAGGAAGCTTCTGTGCATCTCGTCGTTTTCGAGGTCGGGCGTGGAGATTTGGACGATACGGTGGTTCCATTGAGCGCGAACGCGTTTGCGGACGGTGTCGAGGGCTTGGGGTGGGTAGTTGCGTACCTCATCGAGAATCAACCAGCGAACCGGAAGGGACTGGAGTTTGGCGGGTGAGTGTGCGCCGCGAATCGAGAGGTGCATCGTTGAGAAATCCATGCCGGAGGCCTTGTCGGCTGAACGGTGCTGAATCATCAAACGCCGGATGGGTTCGGCTGAGAGGATTTGCGGCTTTAGTCGTACGCGGTGAAACTCCTCGGCGTCGTCTTGGTTGGCCATCACCCAGAGAGCGGGGCCGGGGTCTTCGGCGATTGCCCAACATAGGCAAGTGATCAGCATTTGGCTTTTGGCGGATTGGGCTGAACACATAATGGTCAGTTCGTCGATGCGGTTGTCGGCAAATGCTTCCATCGGCTCGGCGCAGAAAGGCGCGTTTCGGATCTGGAAACGTCCCGGGAGCGTTGTTGTGTTGTCGAGGGTCAAATGCTGCTCGGCCCATTTCCACGGCGTTGTTTGCTTTTTGGCGGAGAAAATCTCGGCGAGGGTCTCGTAGAAAATGCTCATTTGGCGGCGCGGGTTGCTTTGTGGAGATCGGCGGCTCTTTTGGCAGGGTCGTGAATGTTGGTGATGGAGTGAATGTGGCGGTGGCATTCATCGGACTCGAAAGCGCGGGCCAATGGTTCGGTCGCGAAACTTCCGGCGATGACGAGGACGGGCTTCTGTCCGGCGGCGACGAGGCGACGAATCCACCGTTTTTTATCGGTGTTATCGGCGGCGGCTGCGTCGGCGAGGTGTTGCGCGAGGCGGGCTTTGGGTTTGCTGCTTTTCCCAACGTAGCGGACGGCGCGGTCGTTGGGGTCGACGAGGTGGTAAACGTGGAACATCAGAACGGGAATTTGATGGTTCGTTGGTAGGGGTGAGCGATCGCGGCGTGCTGTGACCCTTTGCGGATTTGGACGGCGTCGCCGAAAGTTCGTTTAAGGAAAAGCGTGTCGGCTTTTTCGGTGTCTTGCGTCCGGTTTGCAGTCTGTCCACCAGGTCGAAAGAAAGTGCTTCCTGGTTCCTGCGCGAAACAAAAACGGGCGTCTTGGAAGCTCCGCCGGTGGTAGTAGCAATTGAGGAGGTTTATCCAATGGCTTTCGGCGGCGGTTGTGCGCTCGGTGAAATAGAGTGACGAACCGGATAAGATGCCGAAAGCGGACGCGTTGATGTAAGCGTTAAACCGGATGGGTTTGTGGGTGTGGTAGTGTCGGGGGTTGGGGAATGCATTGAACCCGAAAAGATAGCATCCGGAGCGGCGTGCGCTTGTGGCGGTTGCTTGGATCAGATCGGCGATTTGGTCGGGGCTTAGGTGGTTGTGGCGATTGTTGCCGGTTGAGTACAGGCGCGAAACAAATGCGATGTCGTCGTCGACCATGAAGACAGATGGCCATCGGTCGAGGATGGTTTGGCGTTTGTGCGCTAGGTTGCGGGTTGGCGGGTGGGTGAGGATTTCGGTGTCGGGGTTGTGGCGTCGGTACGAGTCCGCTTCGGATTCGGGAACGAAAAGTTTGGCTCCGGTGATTTTGGTAAGGACGGAAGCGGGGCGCCCCCTGCTCGGAATGATTATCGAGAGTTCCATGCGGCGCGGAGTTCGGAGACTGCGATGACGTTTGAGGATTGGACATTCTGGTCTTTGTAGCTTTGGCGCGGCTCTTCTAGGCCGAGAACATGACGAAGCCACGCCTCGTCGACTGAGTTGTCGCAAACGATGAGGAAAGCTTGCTGGGTTTCGCCGTATTGGGCGACAAGGGGAAGCGTCGGGTTGGTTACCTTTGCGAGTTGGCGTTCGAAGTCGTCCGGCTTTTCCTCCGGCGGGTCGTCGTCGGCTGCGGCTTCGATTTCGTCCTTTGTGAGTTTGCGGCTCGGCCCATGAAGAAGAGTCTGAATCTCGGCGTCGGTGAATCCGGTTTCGATCTCCGGCAGGGCTGAGAGGTCGGCCAGTTCGGCGCGGAGAATCTCCAAGTCCCAACCTCCGCCAAGCTCGGCGAGTTTGTTGTCGGCGAGTGCGTAGGCGCGGGCGTCGTCCGCGGTGAGGTCGAGTTGGATTGTTGGAATCGTTGCGAGTCCGGCATCGATGGCTGCGCGGGTTCGTCCGTGTCCGGCGATGATGACGCCGGCGGCGTCGATGAGAACTGGGGCGGTGAAACCGTACCGGAGAATCGAGGCTTTGAGTTTGGCGATCTGGTCGGCGTCGTGCCTCTTGGCATTGCGCGGGTTTGGGGTTAGTTGGCGGGGGTCGCGTTCCTTGATTTTTGGTTTCATGCTTTCGGGGTTTTGGGTTTGCGGGTGCGTTTTGGTTTAGTCGGTGTTGATGTCTGGTCGGGTTCCTCGGTGCGGGCCATCGTGTCCGCCCATCGCTGGATGGCGTCGTAACTCTCTTCAAGGGCTTGGGTGATTTCACGCTCGATGTCGGCGGGTTCCATTCCGGCGAGGCGAGAGGCGAGAGAAGTTCCCATGCGGAGTTGGAGGCGGCGGACGGTGTCGAACGATTGGAAAAGCTTTTGGCGTACGGTGTCGACGTGCATCAGTTCGCCTCGTGCCTGTGCGACCTCGATTTCCATTTTTTCGATTTTGAGCTGAATCTGTCGACAGGTGAGGCGGGCCTTGTCGAGGGTTTCCGCCTCATTGGTTTCTTTGCCGTTTTCGCGGATCCAGTCGCGCCAGGCATTGATGGGGTAGAAACCGGAACCGGTCGGGCGAGGTGCTCCGGCTTTGAGCCAAAGGCGGATGGTTTCGCGGTTGGTGTGGAAGATTCCGGCGAGGTCTTGGAGGGATTTAGCGAACTCCTCTTTGGGTTTTCCGCCGTTTTGCTCTTCGAAGTATTTCTCAACCTGTGCGATTTCTGAGCGCGAAAGGGGCTTCCCCGATTTCTGACGCTCCAAAAGAATCTTCACGTTCTGCGCGGCCACTCTTGAGGCGATTGGGGCCGGTTGCGGCGGTGTTTGAGGTTCGGGTTTCATCTGTCAACGTGGTTTATTTTATTCACACAGCTGCTTCGTTGGGTGCGTCCCCGCAAACTATTTTGGCGCATGGTAAGAGATTCCTTATCTAGGGGGGGGTGGGGGCGGTGTGCTTGTGTGGTTTGAGGGCGAGTTGCGTTTTGCGGTTGCGATGCCGAATAGGAAGCTGCGCGTGGCGCGCGCGGCGGGGTCGTCGTCGCGCCGAAAATGTGTCTGAGGGTGACGGGTGCGGATTGTCTTTTTCTTTTCGTTTTTACCGCCTTGCCGCTCTCCCACCGCCCCATCCCCACCCCGTTTCCCTCTTCCACCCCTCTAAGGGGGGTGGAGAGGGGAAACGGGTGTGGGGTGGGGCGTGGGGAGAAGCGCGGCATCAAAAGGGAGGGGTTCATCTTAGTTAGTTATTTATTCCCCGTGCTGCTCTCTGAAACGTTTAGGTGCTCGGCTTTTGAACTTCCGCGATGGGGTAAAAGTCCCGGCTGGTTTCTCGGTTTCGGTGTCTTCGGGGTCGGGCGGGAGTGGGGTTGCGTATCGCCAAAAAATCCCGGTGTCGGCGTGGTCGACGCGGAGTTGGGTGACGGGGTTTCCGTTGTCGTCTAGCAGTCCTGCACGGCGCCCCCGCTTACATAAGCTGAGTAAAAAAGCGCCCTGCTTTTCCTTGCGGTTTGGTTCCCTTTGCAGGACGGCGATTTCGCGCGCCCAGTTGGTTAGCTCGCTTGAACCCGCCCCCAGGTACGCGATTTCGGAGTGGTTGCGCGAGGCTTCTTGTTTTGGCTTGGCGGTGTGGTGAACGATGATCACTACCGCCCCCGTCTCTTCAAGGATCGGCTGAAGTGTGTTGCGGAGGAATAGCGACATCGCTTTTTGGTCTGCGACGTCGTCCCCGAAAAAAGCCATCAGGGGGTCGAGGATGACAACTTCGAGGCGGTGTTCTTTGATGAGCTGGCGGAGGATTGCGAGGAAGGGCGCCCCCGTTTTTGTGTTTTCGCGGAAAAAGCGGAGGTTGGCGGCCATTCGCTGAACCATGCCGGGCTCATTTCGTCCGGCTGCGGTTAGCCAGAGAAGCGCCCCTTCGAGGGCTTCGCGGACGTCGCCCCAGTCGTTTTCGGCTTGGATGATGCCGACGCGGAGTGGGGTGCGGTTGGGGTGGGCGATGCCGAAAAATGGAATGGCGGTCGAGAGGGCCACCGCGAACTGAAGCACGAAGGAGGATTTTCCGACTCCGGACGAGGAAACTAGGACGAGGCTCCCGCCTTTGCAAAGCCAGCGGTTTCCGAGAATGCAGGTTGGGTCGGGGGCGATTGGGACGTTGCCCACGTCCATGATCGAGAGGCCTTGGGGGAGGTCTCGGCGGCGAAGCCACACCTCGAACTCCTCCCAACTTTCCGGCCCGATCCTGCCGGAGATGAGGCGTTGAACCTGCGCGCCCCTCTCGCACCCTGGCAGTCTTGAAAAGCGGCCGGGGTTTTTGTTGGCGGGACAAGGGTTGGCGTCTTCGAGGTAGGCGTAGATCGCATCTCGGCGGCTCTCCCAAGTGTGCCGGTCGGGTGCGTCGACGCGAACCCAGCCATGGTAGGAGCGCCCCCCGCTTGAGATTATGGCCGTCAGGGGTAGGTTTGAGGCGCGGAGGATGTGGAGCTGGTCGGCTTCGGGGAGGTCGTCGAACTCGATCAGGACGTGGCGGTACGATGCGACGTTTTGGTCGGCGCCGGTGGTGCTTCCGCTTTTGTAGGGGTTGATTCGGATCCAGCGCCCCCCCGCGCTCGGGGCGGTGAAGGGGTTTGTTCCGCTCTCGATTTGTTCGATGAACCACGCTGCGGTTTTGAATGTTCCGTGGGAGCCTGGTCGGTGTTTTCCGTCCTCGGCTTCGGCGGCTTGGGTGCAAATGCAGACGATTTCTTCGGGGTCGAAGGCGGCTTTTAGAAGGGCGATTGCGTCGGCGGGGTTTGCGCCCCCGGAGGCAATGTCGGCCGGTGGCGCGCTGGATCGCGAAACGATGAAGCGGCCGGTCGGGGAAACGGTGTTTCGCGCGAGGTCAAGTTTTGCGCCTCGTGGTGTCGTGTGCGGTTTCGAGGCGGCTTGTCGGATTTTGTGTTCGAGTTCTCGTTGAGACCAGGGAGGCGAACACGTGGCGTTCCACTCGGCGATGATCTGGAGCGCGTCGTGTTCGGGGAGGGCGAAATCGTGAACTAGGACGCGGGCGAGGTCGTAGGTTGAGGAGTGTCCGTTTTGTCCGGAGACTGCTCCTGGCACTTTTGCGGCGTAGGCGCGGGCGCGGTCAAGGGGTGTGAGCATCGATGAGTGTCTGGAGTGCTGTTTGGAGTTGGTGGTTTTGCGCCGTGAGGAGCGCGACAAGTTCTTCGGCGGAGGCGTTGCGGCGGAGGTCGTCGGGGATTGCGACGGCTCCCCCGTACACCGGCATCTGCTGCAATCGTCGTGCGGCTTCGATGAGGTAGGGCCGGAAGATTGGCTGCGTATCGATTGCGATCTGGTCGAGCATTCCGGCGAGGATGCTGGGGGCGATGGATTGAAGGTTGCTCATTTGGTTTCCTTCCCGAGCATTTTCGTGACGCCATGCAAATGGTCACCGTTAGTTGTCAATGAATCCTTTACTACTGGTTCCCACTTCCCCAGCGTCATCAGAAACGCCTCTGCGCGTTGGCGGGCGGTTGAATGAAACCCATACTCCCCAAGCAGTTCCTCATAATCCTCGGCCTGCGTCTCATCCAGCACCTTCTCCGCCTCGTGCATAGCGTTGAGGTCGCCGCAATAATCTGGAATGGCCTGCGTGCCGACTCGTAATCCGTTGTCGGGGTACCAACCACCGTCTGGGTTCCTCTCCCTTCCACACGCTTCAGCGATGGCTTCGTTGATTTCCTGCTCGCTCATCCCTGCACCTCCTTCTTCGGCAGCTCAGGCAATAGCATCCAGTGGGTGACCTGTGCGCCAGTGTTCCATCCGTGTTGTTCGTCGTATTGTTTGACGCTTTGCATTCCGCTCACCCACAACGTAAGAACGGGGTCTCGCGTTTCCGGCAACCGCTCATCGACCGGAATCCAGCGTTGTTTCGGCAACTCAGGCAATGGCATCCAGTGGGTGATTTCGCCAAGCGCAGCATAGGACATCCAATTGCCGTCAACAACGTGTCTCCACGCCACCTCACACTGACCGATACGCTGCAACACAAGCACATCAACTCCAAGCTCAGGCACTCTATCTAGCACTGGTATCCAGCGTTTAGCCTCGTTGAGCCGCTCCAACTCCGCAGCTTGTCCGCTGTTCTCGATCCGTGCGT